AAAAATTCACGAGACCCATTTGCATCCCATATATGTACATTTTGATTTTTTAATATTTTATTACATGTTTGTCCTTTAATGAAAAATAACAGTTCTTTTAAACACGTCTTCCAAGCCAATTTTTTTGTAGTTAAGAATGGTATAGTATTATTTTCAAGTGAAAAATGCATTGCCGATCCATATACTGATAATGTTTTTCCATTTCTTCCAATAAATTCTGAATCTTCATTAATAATATCTTCAATTAGATTTAAATATTGATTTTCTTCGTGGTATTTACCATTTCTATATTTATTACTGTCAAGACACTTTTTCAACATTTAGTAAAACTAATAATTTATATTTAATAGATTTTAATAATATTTATTTTTTAATTATATTTATATATATTAATTAACCTATGGTAGAATTAGAAGGAAGTTCAAGTAGTTTAAGTTTTAATGGATTCTTCAATCATGTATTCAATTTTGATAATGATAATAAAGCTAATATGTTAAATATGATTCAATATATATTAATAGGTATTATTCCTGTAGTATTAACACTTAAAGGAATTAAACATTTTATTCCAGAAGAAGATGATACAAAAGGAACACCTGAAATTGCTATAGAAGTTTCTATGCAATTATTTAGCATATTTTTTACAATATGGTTTATTGATAAAATAATAAGATATATACCAACTTATAGCGGAGTTAATTATCATAAATTTAACGAAACCAATTTTATATTACCAATTTTAGTAATATTAATTACTATGCAAACAAAATTGGGGGCTAAAATTAACATATTAGCAAATAGAGTTTATGATTTATGGAATGGAAATCAATCACATGTTGGAAATACCAATCATGGTAATGTTAAAGTTAGCCAACCAATTGTAACACCAGGAATTCATCAAGTTAGCAGAGCAGATACATTAGACCATACATTAATTGCACCTCCGGTTCAACAGTTACCAGCACAAAATAATGTATCTATGATAGATTCATTACCTAATATGGTAAATAATGGAGGTAATAATGGATTAACGTCTTTCCAAAATCAAGCTATAAATAATGCTTTTATGGAAACAATGGAACCAATGGCCGCTAACGGAGCTTTAGGAGGAGCATTTGGATCATCATTTTAATTAATATTATTATAGATTTATAAAAATATTAATTATTACATAATCATAAAAATCATATTTTATCTGAGTTGGGGTTATTCTTATGCGAAGTAATTGAATCTGCTAGCTTATTACCTGCTAATTCTAATTTATCGCCTATTGCAGTATTTGCTTTATATACACCGGTAAATATCCAGAACGGAGGACATACTTGTAAAATAACTATAGCAATACAAAATATAAGGACGAATGGTGTAATTAACAAATAAGCAGCACTTTCTTTATCTTTATCAGATTCACAATTTTCACCATAACAGTCTTCAGGAATATTACCTTTAAATACCCATACAGTTGTCAAATAATTGATAACATTAGATATGAAATCTATAAAATAAAATATCAAAGACTTAAAAGATAAATAAACAATAGCTAATACTAAAAATAAAAATGGAAAATTAAAACCTGATAATTCTGGCTTAAATATTTTTACAATTGAAAAAACAATACATGCAATTATTACTACTACAGATATATTATCATATAAATTAATAGTCCAATTTAAATTATAATTTTTTCCACCACACATAAGTTTGTAAAGACCATATAATATACTTGATCCAACCATTAATCCAAGCGAATAATACATTAAATGAGTTGATCTTATGAAATTAGCAATAATATTTGGCAATATATTGTCTTGTCCTATTTTATCATTATCTCTATGAGAAAATATTACAACAATTGCAAGGAATAATGTAGTATATGTTACAAATATAAAAAATGTTGCTAACCAATATAATACACCTTTTGGTAAAACAATATTTATATTAAAAAATCCTAAAATACACAACACAATAAAATATATCAAAATAATTAAAATAAGTATCATAGGAAATATTAACATTATAGGATAAACGGGTTTAATTTTATTATAAAAATTAATAATTGGTGGCTTTATTTTTTTAATTAATTCTTTAATTTTTTGAAATTTTCTTACAATATTATCATTACTAACAGATTGTTTTTTAGAATTAAAAAACATATTTATAGTTAACTAATATATGAAAATATAATTATTCTATTATTTTTTCATCTAAATATCTCAATTCATCTTTTAAATATGCAGAAGTACATATTTTTTTTATTACTTTATCACTTATTCCTTCTAAATCTTTACCACATGTTCTCAATAATTTTGCAAAGTAATCTTGTTTTTCATCTATTTCTTTAAAGTCTGGATTCTCATTTATCCACTCTTGTATTAGTTTAAAATGATTTTTATTTAAATGTTGTAATGCTTCTTTTATTTTTGTTTTATCTATATCCCGTTCCCATGCATCATTGTCTTTAATATATAAAGTATCTCTCTTCGTATCAGTGCAATGTAAAGGTCTTTCATATAAACTTAGCTTATTCATATTTTCAATAAAAATATTACTTATGCCTTCAACTAATCCTTTAGTTTTTGTAGTATCTAAATTATTTAATGTCAATTGCATCTGTTCTATAAATTCATCCATGTTTAGAGCATCTTTGCATTTTTCATTTAAAAATATATTAATATTAAATTTTTGCTTTATATTAGCAGTATTATTAATAGTATTTCCTACATTAGGTATTAATTTTCCTAACTGATTTTGTTGTTCAATTATTTGTTTTTGTTGTTCAACCAATTGTTTTTGTTGCTCTAATAATAATTTCTTAATATCTGTATTATCTGTTACTAAATTAATTATTCCTTCTTTTGATAAAATAGTATCACTCGAATCTACTATATTTGTTCCTGTATCTACACTATTTATATAATTACATACCTTTCGATGAGAACTTAGATTTTGTCGATGTTTATATATTTTACCACATTCACAAACGAATTCTCGTGTGGTACTTTTTTGTACTTTTTTGTAACTATTTTGCATATTTTGGTGTTTTGCTGTCAATAAATGTCTATCATAATGACTTTTTCTACATGATCTAAAGTCACATAATTCACATATATATTTTTTTTCATTTTTTTGTACTTTTTCTGTCATTGATATGTAACTATAAATTAGTTACATAAAAAGTACCTAAATTAAAAAAATAAATATTTAATTTAATACCATAAATTTAAAGATAAGGCAAAAATATAATGAAATATCATATTAAAAATAAAAAATATTGATTCATAAATTATAGATATTTTAAAAAAGTACCAAAATAGTTACAAAAAAAAGTACCAAAATTTAATAGGTAAAATTTTATTAGCAATTATGGTTACAAAAAAAATATAAAAAAACGGTACTTTTTTGTGTAACTAAAAAATAGTTACAAAAATAGTTACAAAAAAAGTACCAAATTGGCAAAAAAGTTATGGTAACAAAAAAAATCGCTACTAAAATTCAAAAACCTTACCATTATCGTCTAAAATAGATTTTTTATATATTGTGCAAAAAAAAATTTGTAAAATCCTTTGCCATATATAAATTGGACATTATAACTTTGTCCATTTTTAATTTTCGCAAAAAACTTTGAAAGATTTTTTTGTTACGGTAAAAAAACACCCTTTTTGGGCTATTACCATAAATCATGCAAAATATTGATATTTTAAAAAAATAATTTATTTATATTATTAAAATATGTAAAATAAATAAATTATTTTAATAATATAAATGGAAAAATTATATCAAAATATATTTATATATGGAACATATATTAGTTACATATTATATATAATAGTATTATTTGGAATTACAAGTTATGCACCTGCATATTTAGATTATCTGAAATCTTTTTTAAAAATATATATTGCAATAATATTAATTTTATTATACAATCCAGTTACATATAAAAAAAACCACTTTACTGATTTTGATAGAAAAATAGCATTTTCAGCTGGAATATTTTTATTGTTTACAAGTACTTTAATTTCAGGGGCAGAACAGTATCTATTTGAAAAAAGTAGTGCTTTTATAAAAAAATCTACGATTTAAATTTTTTTGGTTTTATTATTATATATTTTTTTCTTAATAGTATATTTTTTATTATACAATAAAAATTCTCTAACTTCTTTTATTAATTTTTGTGTAATTAAATATTCTATATTTTTTTCAATAATTGTCTTATTCTGGTAGCAAGTGTAATCATCATAATATGTACTATCTAATATATATTTTTTTAATGATATATAATTATTATTAAATAATTTCTTATTATTATTATAAAATTTATTAGTTATAGTTTCATAATCAAATATGTGATAATATGGTTTTACATTTATATAAACTACATTATTATGTTCCATTTTTTTATGATGAATGTCATCAATAAAACATATTTCTGTATTACTTGGTAGTTTTGTACAATTGATAAAATCTGTGTATGTTTTATCATAACTACTTCTACATAATTCAATTTGTTTACCATTTACTTTAAATGCTCTAATTATTTGATCAAATAAAGGATAATTTAATTTTTTATGTATATATTCTTGTATCAAAGTTACCCAATTATTAGGTCCACTATTATTAGTAAATATCATAACTTTATCACATATTTTTTTATATTTTTTACTTTTTATAAATTTTAATAATTTAAAAATATCTCTACGAAATATTTCAGGACAAATATCAAATAAAGAAAATAAATATTTTTTATTTAGATCTTGATTATTTAAATAATCTTTTATTAAACACCACAATCTGTATATTTGAGAAAAATTACCTATAGTTTCGTCCAGATCAAAAACAATAACATATTTCTTTGTTATCATAATATAGGATATAATATAAAAATATTATATATTTTACAGAATTTATATAATATTTACTTATTATAAAATAAATTTATGATAGGCGGGGTATCATATCAGAAAATATACGATAATCCATTATCTAAAAATAAAAATAAAAATAAACCTATATCTAATAAAGATAAAGATATATCACCGCATTTTAAACTTACAAAAAAAGATTATATAGAAATATTAAATTTTTATATAAATAAGGAAAATAAGGAAAATAAAAAAACTATTAAAGAAAATCCAAATAAAAAAAAAGAATTATTTAATTATAAACATTCATTAACAAGTTTAAAATCAGAAACAGAAAAAATAATAGCAGAAAAATTATGTAGATGCATTAAAAAAGTAGATAAAAGAATTATAAACGAACCACGTGCTATTGGAATATGTAATAATAGTGTAATAAAACGAAAAAAATTAAGAATATATAAATTTACTTGTAAAAAGAAACCACAAATAAATATAAAAAATAAATCACGAAAAAATAGTGATAAAATATATAAAAATACACGAGATCATATATATTTAAATAAAACAAAATAAATATAATCAATAATTTAAATCATTTTGTATAATAAGAATGCACATGCCGCGGCTGAAAATTGTATTATAGAATAAATTATAAATTTATTAAATGATTGTTTTTTATTAAATAACATCATTAAATTAACAGCGGGATTGTAATTACCTCCAGATATTTTACCACCAAACCAAGCCATAGCGGACAATGTTAAACCTATTGCTAATGGATCGCCTGTAATTATAATAACAGAAAGAAAAATAAAAGTACCAATAAACTCAACAAAATAATCAAGCATTTTTTATATATTAATATAATATTTTTTATTTACTTAAATAGTTGATTGCTTTAAGAATAACTTCTTCTTCTGCAGATATTTTTTGAAAAAAAAGATTTTCATTAAAATAAAGAGTTATGAATCTATGATTAAAAGTTTTCATTATTAATGCTATCCCCTTATCATGTATTTGAATATCACATAATATAGACGAATTATATAATTTAATAATTTCTATATTATTTAAATTAATACATCTTAATACGCATCCATATTTCAAATCTTTTATATTTTCAATATATCTATAATTTTTCAATTTTTTATTATAACTTTTAAGATCATCTCTCTTTAATCCAAGTTGTTGTAATATATCATTTTTTTTCTTTTTCAATTCTTGAATACTTGTATTTATTACTGACATATTTTCATCATTTTCTAATGCTTGAGCTAACAAATCTATATCCATATTATATTATATTTTAAATATATATAATATAATAAATGAAATTTTATATAAAAATAATAATATTTATTACTGCAAATTTTTTTTATTAATTGTGGGCTTATCATATTCATAATTCATAATTCATAATTTATGTAATATTTTTACTATAGTGTTTACATATTACTATTATTTTCACTATAAAAATTAAGAGTTCTTGCACTTGAGTCATCCGCGTCTGTATATTTTGGCATCCAATAATAATGTATTAAGTGATCTGTATTTTTATAATATCCATTATATAAATATCTATAATATGCTTGTTCCCTCGTTTTTGGTATATTATTAGATAATGGATAATTTTTATATGTTTTCATGATTAATTCTAACGCATTATCTAATTTTTCATCTTCTTCACATAAATTATCTATTTTTTCATGTATTATTTGATACCATGATTTATTTAATTTACTAACACCATCACTAAATGCCTCTTTTGTACGCCATAATATTTTTTTTGGTAATAAATTTTCATCTAAATAATCAACTGCTTTACGAATTAAATATTTCTCACAGTGTTCAATTGTAGTGTTATATCTTATATTTTTATCAATAGATAAATAAGTTTCTACCCAACTTCTATCTAAGAATGGTGTTCTCGGTTCAAGTCCATTGCTTGATATTGATTTATCACTTCTTAATACATCATACATATAAATATCTTGAAGTAATCTTTTACATTCTTTATCAAATTCGAATGCATTTGGTGATTTTTTAAAATATAAATATCCACCCATTAATTCATCTGCACCATCTCCATTAAAAATCACTTTGCAATCTGTATTTTCTTTAATATATTTACTAACTAAATAATTCCCTACGCTTGCTCTAATTGTTGTAGTATCATAAGATTCAATAGTTTTAATAACTTCTGGAATAGCATAAAAAAAATCATTTTCACTCATTACTATTTCATGATGATCAGTTCCTATATGATTAGCAACTATTTTAGCATATTTTAAATCTTCAGAACCGGGCATTCCAATACAAAATGTTTTAAGTTGTTTATTTGGATATTTTTCTTTAATAATTTTATTTACTAATGCACATATAAGACTACTGTCTAATCCCCCAGATAATAAACATGCAACAGGCCTTTCAGTCGTTCCTATTACACGTTTTCTAACAGAAGTATATAATTTATTATATAATATATTGTAAATATCTATTTCAGATAAAGATAAAAATTTAGTATCTGAAAATGGAAAATATGTATATTTTGTATATGCGTAAATTAATGTTGGATTGTTACAAATAAGATTATAAGTATTCATTTCTATTCTCATGTAGTGACCTGGTATAAAATTTGAAATTGACTCTTTGGAATTAGTCAATCTATATATACATTTAAGTTCACTCGAAATATACATAATATTGTTATCATACGCAATATATAATGGTCTTATACCATATGGGTCTCTTGCTAATAATACTGATTTATTATTATTGTCATAAATTATAAATGAAAATACACCATCTAAAAGAGTAAGGGTATATTCAATTCCATATAATAAATATAAATGTAAAATAATTTCACAATCAGAATCACTTTGAAGAGTAATATTATTATCTTTAGCTAGTTCTTTATAGTTATAAATTTCGCCATTACAGACAAGTATTGTATTGTTAATTTCAAATGGTTGATTAGATTTTTCAGTTAATCCATTTATTGCTAATCTATGAAATCCTATACAAATGTTATTATAATATTTAAGTATACTGTATTCGGGGCCTCTTAACATGCCTTTTTCAAAATTTGTTTTTATTTTATCAATATCACATGAATTATAATTTATAATTCCGAATATACCACACATTATTACGTACAGTTATAATAATATATAATTATATCTTTAATTATATATTATAATTATTTATTAGAATAATATTAATTTTTATAATATTTATAATATTATATAATATTAAATGAATAATAATAGTGTATTATTACAAAATTTTAGAAAAAATGATACAATAAATCAAGAAATATATGATCGTAATTTTCCTTCAAATAATTTACAAATGAATTTTTCACCAAGACCAGTGCAAACTAAATATACAGTATTTCCTATATTAGATCATAAACCAGAATCAAAAGTCCCAATAACAAATTGTCAAATTTATAATACAAGTGATACATTTTTTCCTGGTACAAGACAACCACATTTTAATGGTTTTTCATCAAATATTGATAATGAATCTACTTTAAGAAATCAATTTTTTGCATTACAAAATGCAGATCAAGCAAAATATATTCCGTCTACTACCAGTGATATGTATGATAATTCTATAAATTTTTTAAACACTAATGTAGATTTAGATAATACACTATTATTTAATCAAGAAGAATTTAATGATTTTAATCCAAATTTAGCCCCAAGTATAGGTAGTAATATTTTTAACAATTCAACAAGAGTACAATTAAAAAATTTATAAATAATATCTATATATAAATAATATCTATATATTATAATTTATAATATATACATATATTAATAGATATATGTATAAAAAAATAACAAAAAAAAATATAGCTGAAAAAAATAAAGTTAAAAAAAATAAAACACGAAAATTTAAATTACTTAAGTGTGCTCCTCATCAAAAAGATGATGTTGATTCATCTTTAAAAAGTTTTTCTTGTTATAATAATAACGACTTAAATTTAATTAAAAAAATATGGAATAAAAATAATACAAAAAAAATTAGAACTAATAATCCTAAAAAAATATGGAATTTCTTAAAAGAAAATTTGAACAATAAATGCTATGATGAATTGTGTTGGTTAAATGAAAATAAAGACAATAATACAAATATTAATTTTATTATAAATAATACATTTAGACCATTTTCTCCTAAAATTTGGAATAAAGAACCTTATACATGGCTATCAAGTATTGATATAATAAAAGTAATGAACCAATATGAAAAAAAATATCCATGTTTTCAATTTATTGGACCAACATCAATTGATTTTGATTATAAATTATCATCAACAGAATGTGTATGTAATAATTTATGTAAATTTAATTTAAATAATTACTTAAAATTGGATGCAACAAAAAATAAGATAGGTATTATATTTAATACAGATCCACATTATAAAGGCGGATCACATTGGATAGCATTATTTATAAATATTAAAAAAAAATATATGTTTTATTTTGACAGTAATGGTGACAAAATTCCCGAAGAAATTAAAATACTAATGGATAGAATAGTAGAACAAGGTAAACAAAGTAATATTACTTTTAAAATATATGATAATGAAAATGTTGAACATCAAAAAAAAGATGGCCAATGTGGTATGTACACATTATATTTTATTATTGAACTATTGAAAGAAACAAAATCACCTAAGTTTTTTTTAAAAAATAGAATTAAAGATGAAGAAATGAAAGAATATAGAAAAATATACTTTAACAACTATTAACTTTATACAATTAAAATAATTTAAGCAAATAATGTTAATAAGTTTGTCTTTAAAAATGATCCAAAGACAGATACAAACAAGAACTTCAAGAATGTATTTACAAAGAATAACAAGATTACATTTACTAGTGTAGTAAATATGTAAATTTCAGTGCAAAATATATTAGACTTAAAATGAATGACCAAACCAACTCAACCAAACCAATTAACCACCAGTAACTAAACCAACTAAACCAACTAATCCAACCAGTCCAAATTTAATTAGTTAAAAATTATTTTAACTAATTAAATTATTAATATTTTTTTTAATTGCACTTAATCATATTTAATTATATTAATAATTATATTAATAATTATATTAATAATTTAATTATATCTAATTATATTAATGGTAAATAAAACAATAAAAAAAAGACAAGAAAGAAAAAAACAAAAAAGACAAAAACTATCAAAAAAACAATCAAGAAGTAAAATAAAAATTATAAAAGGGGGAGGTGGCCAAGTGATGATTGAAAATATCCTAGACTGGAAACTAGACGAATTTAAACACGAATTTACACCTACTAAGTCTGAGCAAATTATAGAAAAATACGAAAACAAATACAAGATAGAAAATATAACTAAGCCGAGTCAACTTTTAGATATTTTAGATCCAAAAATTCAACCTGATATATGGATATGGGGTTCAAATAAAAATAATGATGATACAACATTTGGAGAAGATTTAAACGGTTTAGGTCAAGCAGGACCGCTTGCCCCGCGTTATGAAACAGATAATAAGAAAGCGTTATCACACCCTAACTATCTGGGTGTAATAACTACACAACATGGTTCTCTATCACACGAAGATGTGAAGGCGGATATAGATAACAAATTTAATAAATTACAGAAATATGTTAATAAAGGAGGTATCGTTCATATTCCACGTGATCATACAATAAGAGACGTAGTAGTGATGGGGTTAGGGACTGGGGAGGCAAGTAAGCAACAAAAAACCAAACAACAATATGACACTCAACAAGAACTTCTCACAAAGAGAGTGAAGGATTTAGTCAATTTAAGTACATCAGCACCACCAGCACCAGCACCAGCACCAGCGCCAG